GACCAAAAGGAAATAGCGGTAAGGGTTCCTAAGCGGACTTACGTAAAGCGTCTGAAAAGGGCGCTTTTAATTTGATATGGCATACAGTGTGTATAAATGTGTATGAAAATATTGACATGTGCATTAGTACGTATTATAATATAGACATGAAGGGAGGTCATACGATGCCGATGACTTCAAAGCAGATGGTCAAACTGCTTAAACAAAACGGTTTTATTGAGATACGACAGGCAGGTTCTCATAAAATATTTAATAATCCTGTAACCAATAAAAGCGTCGTTGTTCCTTTTCATGCAAAAGATTTACCAAAAGGCACTGAAAGGAATATTCTAAAACAGGCGGGGCTGTTATAGCCCCTGTCCTGAAATAGAGTATACCGAAAGAAATAAAATAAAAGGAGGAAATGATTATGAAGTTGATTTATCCAGCTTTGTTTGAAAAAGAAGATGATCGCTACAATGTTACGTTTCCAGATTTGCCAGAAGCTATCACATGTGGAGACACATTAGAGCAAGCGATTGAGATGGCCAAGGAGTGTTTAGGTCTTTGTTTGGATGTGCGAAAAGAAAACAAAGAAGAACTTCCTGTGATGAGTGATCCATCTACGATTGACTGTGCTACCGGAATGTTTGTTATGATGATTGAATTTGATTCCATCGAATTCAATAAACGTTATAATAAAAAAGCGATAAGAAAAAATGTTACGATTCCAGCATGGCTTAATGAATTAGCTGAGGAAAAAAATGTAAACTTTTCAAATGTACTGCAAAATGCGTTAATGAAGAAACTAAATATTTAAGATTAAATATCTAGAGAGCACCCAATGAGGTGCTTTTCTTTTTCCTAGGAAGGAGCGTGATAAGATGCCGAAGAAACCGGATGAGCGTATTGAACCAGCCAAGCAGATGTATCTTGATGGTATGAAATTGATCGATATAGCGAAGCAGTTGGATCTGCCAGAAGGGACTGTTCGGCGTTGGAAGTCCACCCACAAATGGGATAGCGAGCGTTCGGATAAAAAGGATGCGAACGTTCGGAAAAACGAGGAGGCCAGCCAGGCAATAAGAATGCCACTGGACCACCCAGAAATCAACATGCCCGTAAGCACGGGCTTTTTTCAAAGTGGCTGCCTGAGGAGATCAATGAAATCATTGGAGAGATACCGGAGAATCCTCTCGATATCCTGTGGCATAACATTCAGCTGCAGTACGCAAATATAATCCACTCCCAGCAGATCCTTTATGTGAAAGACAAGGACGATAAGACAGAAGAAACGACGTTCTCTGGCGAAAAGGGAGAAGGGTATGAGATCCAGCAAGCTTGGGACAAACAGGCAGGCAACATGAGTGCTCTAAGCAGGTCTATGAAGACACTGATGTCGATGATCAAGGAATACGACGAGCTGCTGCATAAGAACTGGGACACTGCCAGTGAGATCCAGAAAGCTCAGCTTGCACAGATACAGGCACAGACGGATAAGCTTACGGGTAATAACGCTGAGATTGAAGACCTGCAAGAAACGGATGATATGATCTATGGCGAAGATAACAAAGAAAAAAACGATACAGTATAGATTCGGCCAAAAGCATATCGACTACATCCAGAAGTGTGCTCAGTGTACGATCAATGTAGCTGAAGGTGCTGTACGTGCCGGTAAGACTGTCGATAACGTATATGCGTTCGCTCATGAACTGCGCTTCACGAAAGACCGCATCCATCTGGCCACTGGTTCTACAGTAGCCAACGCGAAACTGAATATCGGTGACGCCAATGGCTTCGGCTTGGAATACATCTTCCGTGGACAATCGCACTGGGGGAAATACAAGGACAATGACTGTCTGTATATCAAAGGTCCAACAACAGGATATAAACAGCGTATCGTCATCTTTGCCGGTGCGGCCAAGGCAGACAGCTTCAAGAAGATACGTGGAAACTCATATGGCATGTGGATCGCAACTGAGATCAACCTGCATCACGAGAATACGATCCGTGAGGCATTCAACCGGCAGCTGGCTGCTGACAAGCGTAAGATATTCTGGGACCTCAATCCAGACAACCCAAAGGCTAAGATCTACACAGACTACATTGACAAATATGCGAAACAGGATGAAGAAGGTAGGCTGATCGGTGGCTACAACTATCAGCACTTTACGATATTCGACAACGTAACTGTAACAGAAGAACGTTTTCAGGAGATCATGGCACAGTATGATAAGAACAGCATCTGGTACCAACGTGATATCCTTGGAAAGCGTATGATTGCGGAGGGACTTATCTACCGTGCATTCGCTGATGCCGTACAATCTGAAGCTGAAACAGGTGAGAACCGGTTCAAGCGTAAGGAAAAACCGAAGAATCTCATGGATATCATCATCGGCGTGGACTTTGGAGGTAACGGTTCCGGTCATGCGTTTGTTGCGACCGGCATTACCAGAGGATATCAGGAGATCATTCCACTGGCTTCGGAATGGCATGATTGCAGCAAGAAGGATATCGACCCGGACAAGCTGGGGCAGCTTTTCATTGACTTCTGCCTAAAGGTACTGAACATGTATGGTAATATCACACATGTCTATTGTGACAGCGCAGAACAGACATTGATCAATGGACTGAAAAGCGCAGCCAGAAAGAACGGACTCGGCTGGCTGCGTATCGACGACGCATTGAAAGAAGTAATAACGGAGCGTATCCGCCTCACCAATAGGATGATGGCGCAGATGCGCTTTTCTTATATGCCGGAGATGTGTGACACACTGGTATCTGCATTGTGCACAGCTATCTGGAATCCTAAGGAGATCACAGTGGATGAGCGGCTGGATGATGGGACCAGCGATATAGATACCCTGGATGCATTTGAATATACGATCGAACGGTATATCAAGAAGTTCATCCGGTATGAGTAGGAGGTGATGGAATGAATTTCACAAGGATGATGAGCCTTATTGCAAAAGAACTGAACAAGACTTCAGAAACGCAGGTAGATATGGCTCTAACTATGAAGATGGCTACACAGATAGAGCTTTGGTCTAAGATGTTCCAAAACAAAGCCTTCTGGTTGAATAGAAATGTGAAGAGCTGCAACCTGCCCGCAGCCATCGCTTCTGAGATTGCAAGGCTAGTCACTCTGGAACTGAAATCAGAGATATCCGGAAGTCCTAGAGCGGAGTATCTACAGAAGCCCTATGCAAAGATGCTGAAGGACATCCGAAGGTACGTTGAATACGGATGTGCAAAGGGCGGACTGGTATTCAAACCGTATGTGACGGAACAGGGGATCGGTATCCAATTTATCCAGGCTGACGCATTCTTTCCGGTATCGTTTGACGATTCGGGAAATATCACAAGGTGCGTGTTCGCAGAACAGATGCGGAAAGGCCAGTCGATTTTCACCAGGCTGGAAGATCATGAATTGAAAGGTGACAAGCTGCGTATCACGAATCACGCATACCGTAGTACGACTGATGGAACGCTTGGGACGGAGATACCGGTTCAAAGTGTCCAGGAATGGTCGCGGCTGGAATATGAAGTAATATTCTCCGGTGTTGCGAAAGTACCCTTCGGATATTTTAAGGTACCGCTGGCCAACGCTGATGATACAGACAGTCCGCTTGGATGCTCCGTATATTCCCGTGCAGTCGATCTGATCCGCGAAGCAGACGTACGCTACAGTCAGATCAGCTGGGAGTATGAAGCAAAGGAAGCTGCTGTCCACATCGGAGAAAGTATGCTGCAGGATGACCCAAACGATAAGAGTAAGAAGCTGTATCCACATGGGAAAGACAGACTTTATCGCCCATTGACATTCGATGTCGGAGCAAGAGATAAACCGTTGATGGATACCTTCAGTCCGGACATACGCTCTGATCCACTGTTCAAAGGATTCAATGCGCAGCTGAAGCTCATAGAGTTTAACTGCAGCCTTGCTTATGGTACGATCAGTGATCCGCAGAATGTAGACAAGACCGCGGAAGAAATCAAAAGCAGCAAGCAGAGATCCTATACCCTTGTATCTGATACGCAGATGGCACTACAGGATGCCTTGACAGACCTGATCGATGCAATAGACTTCTACTGCAGTATCTATAACCTGTGTCCTTACGGTAGCTTTGATGTATCATTTGACTGGGATGACAGTATCGTGGTCGATGCTGAAAAGGAACGTCTTCAGGATATGCAGGAGGTGCGTGAAGGGCTGATGCCGAAATGGAAGTATAAGGTAAAATGGCAGGGGCTTACGGAAAAGCAAGCAAAAGCTGAATTAGCTGCAGAAGAATTGCAGGGTATCGACTTTCCCGGTGATGAATAATGCTCGATCCTAAATATCTGAGAGATGTACCAGAGGGGATCGCTGAGTATTTTGACGAACTGGAAACACGTATCCTAAAAGACATTGCCAGAAGGATCTCACAGAATGACTACATGATGACCAGTACAGCTGAATACCAGATGCGTAAGCTGGAGGAACTGGGCGTCTCAATGCTGGAGATAGAACAAGCAATATCGGAAGTTTTAAACATCACAGATACGAAAGTGAAGGAGATCATAAGAGATTCCTCTTATCAATCTGTACAGAAGGACGATGATATGGCCAAAGCAGCCGGTGTGGAGCCTCTGCATCCAGATCTGACGCAGGCAATCCTGAATGGTATCCGCTCTACGAATACGGAAATACGTAACATATGCAATTCGATGGCATCTGCAGCAAACATGGCGTTTGAGCACGCTTTGGATCAGGCATATCTTTCTGTATCGTCCGGAGCGTTTTCCTTCGCAGATGCGGTGAAAACTGCAGTCAACGATCTAGGGAAGAACGGAATCCGATGGATAGATTATCCAACCGGTGCACATAGAAGAGCTGATAGTGCCATACGCAATGCATTGCGGACAGGTGTCAATCAGACAGCGGCCAGATGCCAGGAACAGAACCTGGATGAGATGGACTGCAATCTGGTAGAAACGACTTCCCATATGGGGGCAAGACCGGAGCACGCAAAATGGCAGGGAATGCTGTTCTGGCTGAAAACACCGGTCAATGGACTGCAGAACTTCTATGAAGCTACAGGATACGGAACCGGTGCCGGACTATGCGGGTGGAATTGTCGGCATAACTTCTTTCCGAATTTCGATGGTGAATTATCCTTTGAACACTATGACGAGGAAGCAAATGCGAAGCAGTATGAGCTTGAACAAGAACAGCGTTATAACGAGAGGAAGATCCGTGAATGGAAGCGCAGGCAGGCTGTAAATAAGGCTGGTGGCGTGGACAACACCAGAGAAGCGAAGAAAGTCAGGGCATGGCAGAAACGTCAGGCAGACTTCCTGAAAGCACATCCGGATATGAAGCGGAATTACGCTAGAGAAAGCATATCAAATAGTAAAGTAATGCTGGGAAGCAGTGCTGGCGGTAAAGCAAATGATGCTGCAGGGATACTGATTGAGCAAATCGACATGAAACATGTTGACAATTACATCCATAAATATGAAAATAAAATTGAGAATCTACCGATTGAGCATTCCTATGTTTTACAGGCTGATGGTAAAGTGTTTCATTATACAGGAGATAAGAAGTCAGTCAGATTTGATGAAGCCAATCTGAAAGATGCGATTATCCTACATAACCACCCTATTTTAGAAGATGTTGAAACAAATTCTTTTGAAAATGATGATTTCTGGTTCTTACAAAATTATGGTCTTGTCATCGATAAATTAAGAGCAACATATGGAAATTTGCGTTATGAAGTAAAAGTCCTGAAAGATATCTCATCAATTGATTATGACAGCTATATGTATGGTGACATCGGAACAGCATTGATGTATGGGGAGATTGAAGGAGATATCCATGAATTGATCTTTAAGCAGCTGGATAAGGAGGGATATATTAAATATGTCAAATCAAAAGCTAAATGATAAACAAAAAGCACTTTTTGAAGAATGGGTCAAGAAAGACCAGGAGTTAGAAGCATCTTTTCCTCCTTTGAAAGGCCAGCAGCTTAGCACAAGAAAAGTGTTACCGAAAAGAAAACTATTAGAAGAATACAAAAAGAAAATCAGAGAAGCAGCAGATAAGCACTCATAGCGGGTGCTTTTATTTATTTAAAATACCCCTTGACATTTGTTTGTACACAAGTTAATATTTGTTTGTACAAAAATAGAAGGGAGGCATATCATGAGTCCAAGAACTGGACGGCCTACTGAAAACCCTAGAGAAATAAGAGTTGGATTTAGACTAACTCAAGATGAAAAGAAAATGTTAGATGAATGTGAAAAAAAATTAAATTTAATCAAAAAACAGAAATAATTTCTATGGGTATCAAAGAGGTTTATAAAAAATAAAAAATAGCCATTCACTCCGCGACCAAACTTTGTGAATGACTATTACCAACTAAGGCACAATTATTGTACTACATTGTGCCTCCAAAAACAAGAAAAGGAGGCTTTTTATATGTCAATTTTAGAAAGTATTTATTATGAATGGAATAGTGGTTTAGAAGGAGATTCGACAGAAGTAATTAAGGCACATGAAGAATTATCTATATTCGATGAAGGCATTAAAACTGCATTATCTGAAAATTTTTTTAAATACGACGACGCGGTTATGGATGTTATATCTGCTCATCAAAAGCAAGGATTTATGGCAGGCTTTGAAATAGCTAGACAATTGATGGCGGGAGGTAAAGCAGCATGAAGGATCTACAAATCCTGGAGCATAAGGATCAGCGTGTTCTTACAACTCAGCAACTAGCTGATATATTTGAAACTGATGTAGCAAACATTAAAATGAATTTTAAGAATAACAAGGCAAGATTCATCGAAGAGAAGCATTATTATGTGCTCAAAGGCGCTGATTTAAAGGCTTTTAAGGACTTGGTAAAGGATATTTACCAAGTTGACAAACATACACCTCAGCTAATCCTATGGACGGAGCGGGGAGCAAATTTCCATTCTAAGATTCTCGATACAGACAGGGCGTGGGAACAATTTGAAATCATTGAGGACACCTATTTCAGAGTTAAGCATCAGCCAGTACCTCAGCTTCCAACAACGCCTATGGAAATCATGGAGGTTATGTTTCATGCATTGAAGAATACGAATGCAGATGTTCAGTATCTTGATGAAAGGTTGAATGAGGTTGAAGAAACACAAGCGTTAAGTTGGCGAGATTTAATGATGAAGCAGGTCTATGATTACTGTGATGATCAGGGTCTATGCATTAGTCCTTTCCTTGGAAAGCTATACCGAGAAGTCGAACAGATAACTGGAAGAAGTCTAAACAAGACGTTGACCATAAGAAAAGAATAAAAATGAAAAAGCAGGGAGTAGCTTTCAAAAAAATTAAACAATTTCATAAAATTGATGTTATCGAACAAGATAAGCCACTGCGTAAGGTTTTTGAAGAAGTTTTACATAGATATATTAAATAGCACCCTAGTGGTGCTTTTCTT